CATATTCGCACCATCCATTGCTGGCATTGGTGGGCGGTCACCCATTGCATTCGGATCCATTTCTTCAGCCATATTTATATCTCCTTTTGTTTATAAAGTACTGACCAGTCTGTTACTTTACAGAAAGAACCTATAACCCAACAAGTTGGCTCTAGTATTTTCCTGTAAACTTTGCCGAGATAGTCAGGTGTGTCTCTTTCACCGTATATGTAAGCAATCTCATTGGCTCGATGTCCTGCTACGTGTTTCCAGAAATTAACAAGCCTGCCTTTGCGCATTTGCTTAACCATCCACACTGCCCAGACGTGATATCCGTTGACATGGGTTGGAGTTAAATGATCACGAGTGAATCTATAATCTAAGATAACTTCTTTTCTGGTCAATAAGCCTTGCCGCATTAATTCATTACAAATCACCCGCCCACCGAGGATGCTTCCTAAAGCTCCACCGATAAAGCCACCAATCGGCCCACCAATCGCAGTTCCGAGGAATTTACCAATAGCACCAGCTCCCGCAGACTTCGCAGCCTTAACTGGGTCTTGGCCTAAAGCAAGCTGAACTGCGAAGTTGCCGAGAGCTCCCCCAGCAGCACCTTTTAAGTTTTGGAAGCCACCATCTGTTGTAGGATTTATTAGTTCAGAAAATCCTAGCCGCTCCCCTGTTGCTGGGTCTAACATCAAGCTTGTGCCTTCAACTCCCTTGCCTGCTTTTAAAGCTTGCTTTCCTGCTGCGATCTGGGGAGCAGTTTTGCCTCCTCCTAATGCTTCTATTGCTTTGGTGGTGTCTATATCCCCACCACCAGTCATCCCAGCAGCATTAAGATTAGTTATTTGCGCATCATTAAGGCCTTTAAGGTTTCCGAAGCTTGTGATTCCTGCTGCTGTGTCTAAACTTCCAGCCCCAGTAAACGGAAGGCCTTCTAAGGCTGTACCACCCATAGCAAGGCTTGCCCCAGCACCTTCAGCAACTTGAGCAACAATAGGAGACAGTTCAGCAATAATTTGCGCGGGATCGGGCATCCCAGAACCTGCTCCGCCAGCATCCAGCCAGTCTTGTCTAGCTTTTTCTAATCTTGCTCTGTCTGCAGCACTTGTGTCAGTGTAAGTCCTCTCTCCAGACTTAACAGCCTGAACCCACTGGAAAGAAGGCAATTCCCCTCGACCGTAAACGTCTTGGAGTTTCCTGCCACCCAATTCAGGAGCTTTTGATTGCAACGAGAACAAATCATACTTAAATGTTTGCGGAGTGTCTGTTCCGTCGTCTACTGGAGTTGCACCTATTTCAGCCATGATATTCTCCTTTAACTTACTTCAAGCAGACTAGCTACAACATGGAGCCTATTCGCAGTTGCTGCTGTTACTTTTAAAATTTCATTTTCTTGCACGACCAATGGTGCTGTTAACAATTCGACTGTTGTGTTCGCCGCCACTGCAGTGACTTTAAACAGGCTGAAGACTGCCGCATCTGCATCGGTTATCGTAACTGTTATTGTATCAGCATTCCCAGTGTCTTCGGAAGCAAGGATTGATTTCACAAGACCTGTGGTGGCATTCGGACAGGTGTAAAGAACTGTTGCATTGGTTGTTGTTAAGTCAACCTTCTTATTTTTATAGTTATTTGCCATCTATGAAAAAAACCATGCTGTTGCTTCTGAGATATCTAAAACATTATTTAATGCATTATCAGCCGCGAAGTAAGTCATTTGTTTATCGAGCTCAAGAGTGTTGGTTAAACGAGCCATATATCCCTGTTGATACTCTGTTGGCGGGTTGGGTAGTCTTAAATGTCCTCCTACACCGCTCATCGCAAACCGTCCTCTGTCGCATTAACTCTAAATGTTCCCAAGCTCCAGTCGTCTTGTGTGCCTGAGCTGGAGAGCTTCATGCTCATCTGTCGGCCTTTGGCTCTGGTGCTTAATTTAGTTGTTGTGCTAGTTATGTTAAATGGACCTTTTTGAACGTCTGGTGAATTAGGATATTTGCGTGTATTTAGGAATAAATTAAGGCTTGTGTTGGCTGACATTGTAACGTCTGGAATCACCTTATCGACGAGATATAGGTTCTGCCCAGTGTTCGGTATCTCGCTCGGAGAGCTTTCTACAAATGCTTCCATGGCAGCGCCATTGTCGCTTGTCCCAGTTTCATGATTGTACAAGAAGCCAGAAGGATCGAAAGCAAACGGAACATTTCTGGCACCGAATGAATCAGACCAAACAGTGCGATCCATAGTCCCGATGCTCCATGCGTTCTCAGCATAGTTGTAAGTCACATAGCTGTCGTTTTCAGGATTCACCGTCCCTGCTGAATTATCATTGCTGACATAAAACCAAGTGATTTCTTTGAACGCTTTATTGTGTCCGCAGACCACCTTGTCAATGTACCTAGTTTGCATACGATCAAAGACGAAGTATTGCACAGAACAAGGCAACTCTTTTACGACACCGTCATATCGGAAGAAGTTTCGCTTGCCCATCCAGAAAACATTGCCATCAATACTAATCATTGTATTGAGCCCACCCGCACCGCAATCTGTTGCAAGCAATCGGAAGGAGAATATAAATGGTGGGCCGACGAATGTCATCCCGTAAATGGCTTCGTCTGTTGAGATAACTGTCTCTTCACGAGCAGGAACTATAGCAACGATCTTCGTCCCGACTTCTAGCCTCTGATCACCTGCTGAATTTGTTGAGGTTGGGCCGAAGTCAGTAAAGTCCTCTTGATCAGACCAACGGATAAGCATCTCGTCTAAGTTGCCTCCTCCTGCATATTCAGAGCATCCCCCAGCGATAAAGTGCCTGTCTGGGAATGATACAGTTGTGACTGTGGCAATTGCTGGGACATGTAAAGCTCCTGCTATAGAAGAGACTAAAGAAGCTCTGGTTGCGACTGTGGCAGAGGTGTCCCAATAGAATATGCCTCCACCACGCACTGTTGCGATTAGGTCTTCTCCCCAGAGATTTAAATTCCAAGAGGAGTTGGTTAGATTAACATCAGACTCTGATGCAGATCTAGGCTCATTCCATGCCTCTTGCCCCCAACCTCCAACACCCCAACCTAATGCTGGGTCTGAGCTCTGAGTTCCTAAACCACCAGCAATTCCGACAAGATAGCTTATGACAACTGCATTGCCACCACCTGTCGCTGTGCTTGTAGCTGCAGTTGGAGAGGTCACTGTGTATGTATTAGCAGTCTTTGATGTTATTTGGTAACCAGCTTTCCTGTTTAAGTTTTCAGCAGTCACTCCACCGACAGCAGCAGCCCCACTAAATACAACAAAGTCACCGACAGCTGCCCCATGTCCACTATCAGTTATTGTTAAAGTTGTGGTTGTATTCGCTGTGGTGATTGGTGCAATCAATACTTGGGTTGCAACAACACCACTGTCATGGGCTGCAGCTGAAGTGCTGTTAGTTCCCCTAGTACAGCCAGTCAGAGTTAATGTGCTTATTCCTGTGTAAGTTATTATTTCAGAGCCAATCTTAATAGCACCAGCAGTCTTAAATCCTGAAACACTTACAAGGTCTATTGCTGTCTCGCTATTGTCTAGAGCCTCAGAGGTTGCGCTGGATGCATCTGTCTTGTCTCTGAGAGGTGTAATATCATAGAGAACTTGGTCTTGAATAATATAAAGGTGATTGTGAGTGCCTACAGCAATTCTGTCTTCGCCATCAGTTATGGCTCGCCAGTTAATCATCTTGCGAGCTATGCCCTGTGGAGTTGTCTCAGTGCTTGTTACAGTTCCAGCAGAATCTGTCTGGCTGATTGCATCTTTTTGCCAGCCACCAATTTTTGTGGGGTAGCCATTACGAAATCTCACAAGATCTCCGTCAACCCAGAATGGTCCGTTCTTACCAGCAGAATACTCTGTGATGTCTTTCACTATTCCTGCTTTGAACTGTAATAGCTGTAATGTCATTTAAACCTTAACCCACTCGTATATTTTATTTGTCTCTTTAATTCGATGATCTAAACCAGTGTAACCGCCATTTATTTTTTTTGTTAGTTTCTTGACTACACTATCATTAACACCTTCATCACAAATTTTCCACAAATTGTTTTTTTGGAAAAACCAGATGGCTGTATCCATTGCGTATTCTTTTTCCAATAGTGACGGATCTTCCATAACTTCAGGCAAGCCCATATCACTGGCAAAGGCTTTGACGTTATTATAGCCAGTTAATTGTAAGAATCCTCGACCTATGTACAGACTGGCTTTTTCTTTTGTGTCATTACCCATGCGTCCAAAATACACGTTTTCTGCTAATGCCTTTGGGTTTCGAGCGTAGGGCTCTGCACTCTCTTCCGTTGGAAAGCGACTAGACCAGACACGCATCATTGATTCAGCAGAATAGTTTAAGTTTTCTCTTGTTAACTTAAACGAGCCACTCTCATGCACAACTTGCCCTAGTAAATGAGCTCCACGCTCTGGAGAGAGTTCATAGTGCTTAACTATTGCACGAGCAGTATTAGGACCAAACGATCCATCTATTGAAGAACACCCACATTTTGCCTGAAGCGATTTTAGTGCGTCACTCATTTATTTAACCCTTAAAGAAAGCGTCTACTTCAGCTAATAGATCTGCCTTGGATTTGCGTCTATCGAGTTCTATGTCGTGTTTTCTCATTAGAGATTCTAACTCTATTTTCTTCATTGTCTTGTAATCTGGCACGATTGTAACAACTTCTTCAACAGGCTTGACTGATACAATCTCAACTTCAGTGCCATTAATTCTTGCAAGAGCTTCAGCCTCTGTCATTGAGGGTGTTGGCAAAGACATACCACCTTTGACATATCGAAGATTGTAAAGTTTATTTCCGTCTTCATTTTCTCCAACGTGAAACATTTCAATATCATTCATTTTGTTAATCCTTTGGTCTTTTCATATGAACGTAAACCGCCAATTCCTAACATCCCACCTAGAACTGTAAGGAGTGTAGACATATCAAATTCAGGCAATTCAGGTAAATCCACTCCAGATGCTGTTAAAACAAAGACTAACAGGGGTTGCAGTACAAAGTGGTAGGCAAACGCAACTCCAGATGTCCATCCAATGAATGGCCTCCAACCACCTTTAAACAAGCTACCAGAAGCTGCTTCTGCCTTGTTGATTTCCAACTGACTTAATAAGGCTTGCTGGGCGTGGTTATCGGACATGGTGGCTATTTCGTGAGCCAACTTTGCTTTCATGTCAGAGTCAGGAATTACTTTATCTAAAATACCAGTTACTGGACCTATCAGAGAACTAATTAAACTCATTGCTTCACCCTCTTAGATCTTAATTCTTCCAGATCTTTTTTCTTGGTTCCTCCGTCATACTCCCAAGCATAACCTCTATAAACCATTTCTTCGTTTATGTTGGTCTGACCACAAAGAATCCAGCCAAGCATACGTCCATACTTGCCATCTTTTTCTGTTTTAACCTTTAGACCAGAAACCATTCCATCTTCTAATCTTCTAGTGAGAAAGGCTTTAGCCTCTAAGCCAAGCTCTTTCTCCTCTAGATCTCTGGTTCTACTTTCTGGCGTGTCGATACCAGCTAGTCTTACTCGTTCTTTTTTTGTGAGATCAAAGCCAAGGTCAATAATGATATCTATGGTATCGCCATCTACAACCTTAACAACTTGCTTGATGGCGTACTCATACATTCACATTCTCCAAACTATATTGGCAAGGAGGACTATTATCGTACCAGCAACACCAATTAGAATAGCCTCGATCCTTTTTATTCTAAGG